AAGGTCGAGTTCTTTACATAAGGCTTTTGCCACAGTGGTTTTACCAACGCCAGCTGTGCCAGTAAATAACATATTCTGGATTTCGCCAGAAGATATCATTTTAGAAAAGGTAGAAGTTAAAGATGCCGGTAAAATACAGTCAGCAATAGTTTGTGGACGGTATTTTTCCACCCATATAAATTCGTTCATTCACATACTCCATAATAAAAATAATATTATACACTGTTTTCAAGCTTTTGTAAAACGCTTATTACCTCATCATCATATACCATATTTAATCCATCATATCGATCCCATACCCACGAGAACCATTCAGAAGCTTCTTGTGAAGGACCTCCATGCCATGTAGCTGTTCCTCTCTTAGCTTTTACGCTCCAAAACCATTCATAGCTTTGCACTACATAATGATTTGATACTACATGTGGTCTACTCCAATCAAAAACCGTTCTAAAAAAAGTTATAGCTGCTTCTGACCCCCTAGGAGCATACGAAGCATTAAAAAGGTACGAAAAAGATTCAAGGGAACTATTTGCAGTAATAGACATATCTTTCATAATACAATAATTAATCCGAATAGAGTCTATTAATGCAGTTCTTGCAATCGGTTTTGTCAAGCATTGATGATTACATACTAATTCTTGTCCTTGTAAGAATCCGCGTACAACACTTGAAGGCTGTTCTATATTTCCGCCTGAATTAAATATTCTAAGAGGTATAAGAACCTGATCATAAGATTCAGAAGTTTTTACAATAAAATCTTTTATATTTTTAAATTCGGAATTATTTCTAATATAAGCAAACTCATCTAAATCACAAACATATAACCAATCAGTTTTTACTTCTTTAAGTACACGGTTATACGCAGGAAGTTGCGGACCACCTTTATCTAGATAAGTAGTGCTTTCAACATAATTATCATGATAGAGCGTAACATATTTAGAATGTTTCTCTATAATAGGAAGATAGTCGTCTTCTGATGCATTATTAATTAAATAAAAATGATCAATACCTTGAAGTTTATAAAAAGAAATGAACTCATCAAGAATATGAGCTTCATTACGAAATATTGCTAATAATCCAAGTCTCATAATATACACACAAAAATGGTGCCCCGAGCCGGACTTGAACCAGCACGCTCGTTATAAGCGAGAGATTTTAAGTCTCTTGTGTCTACCAATTTCACCACCGGGGCATTACCATTAAGGCATAGTTCCTGTTGTCATAACAGATTCGTAAAGTTCTTCAATCTCTTCACGTTCCTGTTGGAACTGTTGGAAGTTTTGATTATGATACATTGTAGCAAGTTTATTTAAGAACTTCTTGTCAATACCAACTTTATCCGAAAGATCTGCAACAATATTCTTTTGCAGATCTTTTTCAGCCGCAGCGCGAGTACAGGAATTGGAATATTCCTGCAACGCACCCATAATGGCTTGACGGTCGTTAGGGTTATTCACCACCATCAGTAGCTTCTCCATTTGCGTTTTCAGCAGCTGCTTTTTGTGATGCGTCAATGAATTTCGCAATTCGATCATGTACAACTCCTACAGAAGAAAGTTCAGCAGCTTTGAACGCTCCACGCTCAGAAGCGACATTAATAACGCGGATCACGTTAACCAAGTCTTCAATACTTAGACTAACAGGTTCAGCAGCAGCTGGTTGTTCAGCAGCAGCATTAACAGGTGTAGTTGGGATATCAGACGCCATAGTTTTAGTTTGCTTTTCAGCCATATTACCCTCCAAAGGTACTAGTTTTTTCCAATGCAACCCAATATTCTATCGGATTATTCTTTGCTTTAAAGTTTGAGATTAAACGAGATGATATTGATACATCATAATCATCCTGAATAAACTTAAAGTTTGAGATGTTAAATACACAATTTGCTTGTACTGAAACATCTACTCCAGTGGCAATTTCAAAAGAGTTTGAAGTGTTATCATAAACATTCGTAACTCTTAATACCAATTTGCCAGATGACGAATCAACAACTAAATCGCTTACTCCAAGTGCAGAAGCAGCCTTACGTATCGAAGCCATATCGTTTGTTGAAAGCGTAAATGTAATTTCACAGGGTGGCATTACAATATCTTTCTGAGGAGTCGTTAAAATAGACGGTTCAGAAAAGAAGTACTTTACAGAACGATTGCCTTCTGATATAGCGGCATATTTCATATCACTTGAGATAACAATATCAGCATCGTCAAACATATTTATAGTACTTAGAAACTCGTTTAGATCATAAATGCCAAAAGTTCCATCAAAAGATTCAGCAACTGTTGCTACTGCCATGATAGTTTTGGATTCAGACATCGTCTTAACGACTGAACCAGCATTAATTACTAAATTAGAATTAATACCCGAAAAATTTCTAAGCACTGAGCTTGTGAAATCACTTAATTTCATCATCTATTCCCGTTATAGTTATTGTATCTGTATCATTATACAACATTTCATCATCATTGTACACAGTTAATTCAATTGAAAAATCAGCATCTGCTTTACGATATTTTTTATCGTGTTCATTCAATAACAAAAAGCCATAATGGATAATCTTAACAATATCCTTACGCCAATCTGTGATATCACCTTTCTTACCATAGCGGTCATTGTATTTATCAATATTACCTGAAGTAAAATCTATACCGCGACCACGTGCTGAGATAACCTCCATTGATTGGAGATTATCTTTATTAGCACCGTAGTGTCCTGCATAAGTAGCATCTACGTATTCTTTAAACTCTTGAATGAGTTTATCTTCATTAAATTTATACTGAATCATCATATAATCCTTATATACCGTCGAGTACCTCATCGATGGCATTATTGCTAATATCAAAAGATCCAGTTGATTCAACGTCAACTTTGCTATAGAGATCTAGAAATGCTTCTTTCGTATCAGCGTCGAAACGTGATACACATAACTCAATAGCTTTTACTTTATCTTTAAAGATAGAATAGCTTTGAATGATATGACACAGTCGACGTGTTGAAACGATTTCATCTACACCACCGTCTTCAAAAGTTTTGCGAATAGTCTCGCTCCAAACAACTAGAGAGTCAGCGAATTTGTCATCATGACAATCAAACTTTTCCATATGTTTTACCACGATCTTACGCTCTACCGAAGAAGTGGGATATGGTTGCTCGAGGGTAATAGTAAAGCGTTCAAGGAAAGCTTCATCAATAATAGTGGCGGAAACAAAACGTCCGTCATCTGAGCCTTTACCTTTTGTATTTGCTGTTGCTATTACGTTAAAGCCATTGAGTGGAGATATGACTTCGCCAGTTTTTTTAACTAGGACCGGCTTACCCTCGAGTACTCCTTGAAGACACATGAGTTTATTAGAACCACGATCTATTTCATCGATGAGAAGGATTGCGCCCTTTTCCATCGCTTTGATAACTGGACCTTTACAGAAAACTGTTTCTCCATTTACCAAGCGAAAGCCACCGATCAGATCATCCTCATCTGTCTCAGGAGTAATTTGTACTCGCACATACTCACGATTGAGTTTTGCACAAGTTTGTTCTACCATCATAGTCTTACCGTTGCCGGATAAGCCAGTGATGAATACTGGATAAAAGTTACGTGACTGAATAATCTTAGAAACATCAGAGCAATGTCCCCATGTCACAAACGAAGAATCTTTAGGCGGAACAAATACTTCGTCATTAGTAATTGACGTGATTGACGCCATTGTCTTTTCCTGTTTTTTAAATGGAACTACTACCGAAGACAATCGATAAAGCCCACGTCGAATTTTTGTTTGCGCGAGAGTATATGTATACGCTTTGCTAGAAGAGATTCCAACGGATTCTGCCGCAGCAGCAATTTCCTTAGGAGTAAATTCACCTGACTCTCGGTCAGGAAACATAGTAGTAATTGCTTGCTCAATTTGAGTACTAATCATAATATAATCCCATTCATTAATTTATTAATTTATATAACCATTATACAGCATATTACCAGTAATGTACAATTTATTTTCGTCTTACAAATCAATAACTTATATTTCGTACTTACTAAGCTGTTGATTTGTAAGAAGATTTAAATTGTAACAAATTGTAACAAATTGTATTAAGATACAATCTCAGCGAATTTCGTAGCCAATATTCGGTTTCCTTTCTTCGAAGATGAGTATTTCTTAAAGCTAGATATGATCTTTGCCTTCGAAGCATTCTCATCGATTTCTAATTCATCAACGTCTGTATTCAACGATTTACGTGCTGCTTTTAAGATAAACAAACGATCATAACCAATCGCATTATCTCGTGTAGAAAACTTATCTCTACGCAGTGAAACTTTTAACTCGTTAACCAACTTATCTTTTTCGTATACGTCATCAGTCAATAAGCTACTAATAGCATAAATGTCTCTTCCGCTTTCAGCTAGAAAGAATCCGATAGTTGATACTCCGTTTTGTCTAAATGCATCTAGCAATTTAGTTGTCATCTCACGGCTATTATCATTTAGCTTTATTGTTTTTCCGTTAATTTCCATCGTATACCCGCCAATTCTTCTAAAGTTATAAGGCGATTCCTCAGGAATATTAACGCTGATTTTACCACCAAATCCATCTGTCAATAATACGAAGTTTACTTTTTGAATCGAGTGCTTATTCTTAAACTGATTAACAATATTGTTCATTACTAACAAGCATTCGTTAAGTGGAGTAGTACCTAAGGTTTCTAGCTGAGCTCTATAATGTTGTGGAACATGAGTGGACAAATACAATTGCTTATATGCTTCATTATATACATTCTTTTTCATTGAGGAATCTAGTAGCTGTACTATCCTTAGATTACGCAGGTCAATTTCATTTGTTTCAGGAATACGGTTATTCTGATTTTGTTCATCAGAGCAATATCCGTTACTCGTAAATCCGTATACTTCAAATGGAATATTGACCTTCTTACAGAAAGTGGCTAGGTTCAGCACTTGCTTAATAGTATCATTTAAAACTCCAGCCATTGATCCAGAGTAATCTACTACCATTACCATGCCGTGTGATTTTGAATCAGCAAGCTGTGTAACTTTCTTAAAGATATCATCATCGTATTTGTAGCTATGCAGCTTATTTACATTCAATGAGCCGCTCTTTGCAGTTTTCGAACGTGAATAACGATATGCCGCTTTGCGCATTTCAAATTCTTTTGCAAGAATCGTTGTGATTTTATCAGTTTCTTTTACAAAGGAATCATACTCTGAGTCATTATTTAAGTTCGAACGTACCCATGATGGCATATGTTGTTGAGCTTCTTCACGTTGTTGTTTTAGCGTATCGTACGAGAAAACAGTTTGCTTACATTTATTCCAAGTTACATCACGAACGTGCACGATTAATCTATCATCTATTGTACGATCTTCAATAAGCCTGTCTTCATTTGCACGAAGTGCATCATCAGTTTCAGAAGTTAAGTCGCTAGGTTCGTTAGATTGTACTGCTCCAGTTTCTTTATCCTCTTTAGTTTCTTTTGTATCTGTAGACTCTTCAGACTCAATAGAATCTTTTGTACCTGTAGACTCTTCATCTTCTTCAGTTTCTTTTGTATCTGTAGACTCTTCAGACTCAATAGAATCTTTTGTTTCAGTAGTTTCTTCAGACTCAATAGAATCTTTTGTT